TTAGACTTCCGACGAGAGTCGGGAAACGGTTCCAGGAACGGTTTCGCTGACCTCCGCAAGATCCTCGACGGATTCTGGCCGCTTGGTTTGCGCCAGAATAAGCTGCGTCTGCACACGATCGGATTCGATGGCCGCAATCTGCCGTGAAAAGATGATGAACCAGCCCAGAAACATCATGCCGGCAAGAGCCTCGACGTTCGTCAACGTGTTACGCCCCGCCAACCACTGGAACCCGGCAAGAGCCCCGATCACGATAGCTAGGTCTGAAATCACATATACTACTTTTGAAAGCTGCGGGGCCAGCCAAGGCAGCGCGATCATCAGCACGCTCATCAGGCAGGGAAGACCGCGGGCGAATACGTTGTGCAGAATCGGATGCGGCGTGTAACGGAACATGCCGATGCCGATGAAGGCGATGCCTGCGAGCGTCAGCATGGTCGATAGCAGAAGAATCCGCGCCTTGAAGTGTTTGGGAGCTTCTTTTTCATCGCTTGCAGACAGATACTGCATCTGCAGACGGTGCGTGGTGATGAGCTCCGAAATCGCGAAATAGCTGATGATGACGATGCAGACGCCGGCCAACATCAATGTCGAATTGAACATACGAGCAGCAAAAGTGGTTCGATCGCCCAATTGGGAGAAATTGTTGTTGTACCAGTATGGATCATCGGACGTCAATCCTGCGATGCTGACACCGGAAACCACGAAGAACGGCAACAAGGATGCGATGGTCTTGGCATTCATGAGTTCCGCCTGTACGAACGTGACATAGCCTACGACCCCCGAGATCGCGGCGCAGAGCGCAGTCAGATAGCCTTTTAACGTGCGCAACCCCATCATGTTGCTGGCAATGGAAAGCAGCATGAACGCCGTGACGAAAATGGTCGACGCGTAGACCACGGACAAAGCGAGTATCTCGAAGATACGGCGAATAGGAATGGTCCAGCCATGTTTCAACGTCATCGACCTGGAGTTGCGCGCATACCCCAAGGTGAACGAGATGACTCCACATCCCGCGGTGATTCCGGCACACACGGTGAACAGGCGTTGGGTGACACGCCAGATGGCGGGAGCGAATTGCAGATATAGGTCCATGGCGATCCATGCAAGAGTGGCGCATGCCATGAAGGAAATGATGCCTGAAGCCTCGGCTTGCTGATGACGTCCCATGCGCGTTCCCTCCAGTATTTGCCATTCTAGCCTGTCGTTGTCCTACCATACGCTACAATGGAAACTCGTGTTCACCTGCCACGTGCGGGAGTGCATGAACGGGCTGTAGCGCAGTTTGGTAGCGCGTCTGCTTTGGGAGCAGAATGTCGCAGGTTCAAATCCTGTCAGCCCGACCGGAGCCCTTGGAAACATTAGGTTTTCAAGGGCTTATTTTTTCCGTCGAAAACAATCCGCATACAAATGCATACAAACGCCGCGGTACCTCCATGCCCGATTCACACGAGTTCGCGCTCGCGGAGGGCTCCGATCGCGTCGGCCACGTCGTCCAATCGTTCCGGCCAGAGCGCCGTGTAGGTGTTCAATGTGATGCTGGGAGAGGAGTGGCCGAGCTGCATCTGCAGGGTCTTCACGTCCGCGCCCTGGGCGATCGCGAAGCTCGCGTATGTGTGGCGCAGACTGTGTATGGTCACGCCCGCGTCCTCCATGCCGGCCGCTTTGACGGCCTTGTTCCATATCCTTGTCCGCCACGTGTTCGTCCAGACGTTCCCGCCACGGGTGGCACGGAACAGCCAGTCGTCATCACCCATGCCATTCATCTGCGCCTTGATCTGCGGCATGAGGAACCGTGGTATCGCGATGTTGCGGGCCTTTCCGTTCTTCGGTGTGCCGAGCATGCTGCCGCCGTGCCCGTCGTCAGTCCATGTGCGGCCTATCCTGGCGCGCCGCCTGTCCGCGTCCACGTCACCGACCTTGAGGGCAAGCGATTCGCCTATGCGGCATCCCGTATAGGCCTGCCATCTGACCAGCAGACCGTCCACCGGCTTCCCGATCTTCTCCGCCTCGTCCGCGAGCAACTCGACCTCGCGGACCGAGAGGAACACCATGTCGTCGTCGGAGACGATCTTCGGCACGGTGACCCTGTCCACAGGATTCTCGCCGACCCACCCGTTCGAGACGGCGTAGTCAAAGATGCCCTTGAGGACGACTTTCATGATATTGCGGATGCTTCTCGCGCTCAGCGGCTTCGAATCACGCCCGTCCGGCAACGCGGCCGGATAACCACCGTCCATGAGCTGGCCGACCCACTCCTGCAGCATGTCAGGGCGAAGTTCCCGCAACGTCATGCCACCCCATTTGGGCAGGATGTACAGGCGCAGCTCCCTCGCATACCGGCCTGCGGTGCCGGGTTTCAGATCAACCTTCGACGCGAGCCATTCGCCGGCCACGTCATCCAGGACACGCAGCTCCTGACGAGGATCGCGGTAGCGTCCCCGCCTGATGTCGTCCTCCATGGCCGCGGCATATTCCTGCGCTTCGGCGAGCCTGGCGAACTGCTTCGCCCTCTGCACACGTCTACCGTCCTTGACGATGGTCCAATGACAACGCCAGCGCATCCCGACTCCATAACGGCTTTTACGCCACTTCTCAGGCACATTGGCCTTCATCGGATCGCGTGAGTTCGCCAAAGAGCGTTTGGCCGCGCGACTCGGCGGATTGCCATCATCGTCATTCTTGAGCCACAGGTCATCAATGGTCACTTTCATGGCGCTTCTTCCCACATGTTTTTCACCCCGGCGCTCGCGGTATGCGGGTGGCCGGGGTCATTTTTTATAAGGAATCTGAACGGGTATAAGGCTCTATAGCTGCCGCATCCTAGGTCGTGGTGCCTGGCGTGTATGAGCGTGTATGAGTTCGTGGCACAATGTGCAGCGGCGCTGGAATCCGGCCAGCCGTTCGTCGATGATGATGAGACGGAGCGGATCGTAGTAGAGTCCGCACCTGTCTCCGGCCAGCCGGCGTTCCTCCACGCGCACTCCCAATGTCTTCGACCAGGACGTCAATGTGGCGTCGTTCACTGCTTGGCGGTCTTCACCACTGTGGTGGTGCCCATCGCGGTGGTCTCCCAGCTGACGCCGTCCGCCTTGGTGTAGGTGAAGTCCTTGGTGGCGTCCTGCGAGCCGAGCAGGGACGCCTGCATCGCCGCGGTGTCTCCCTGGCTCGTCCACTTCCAGTCACCGGCCTTGTCTGGCGCATTGTAGGAGCCCTTCCAGTACAGGCTCTTCGTATCGCCGTTGTCGCTGACCCACCGGACGGTGATCGTGTCGGCCGTGATCTCGGCCTCCATCCAGGAATCCGTGCTGCCGGAGTTGGTCTGCTTCCACGTGCCGGTCAGATTCGCAGGCTGTTCTACCGGCTTCTTCTCTGCCGGCTTCTTCGTCGTCTGCGATTGGCTCGTGCTGCCGGCGTCGGCGGTTTTGGAGTCACTGGCGTTGCCGCATGCGCCAAGCCCGAGAATGAGCAGACCGGCGACGGCCGTTGCGATTGTCTTCCTGTACATGGTTTCCTTCTTTCCTTGGTTGATTTGCATTAAAAATTCAATCTCTTGGAGTTTCGGCTTCGAGGCGTGCGTTCGGATCCGTGTTGGCGGCCACGTCATAGTCTTCGGGGTGCGCGGCGATACGGTCGATGAGATCATCGGTGATCTGGTTTTGGCGCTCGCGGTATTCGTAGATGCAGGCGGCTTTTAAGGTAGAGTCCCGACATCCATTGAGCTGTACATCGGGACTCGAACTATTTTCAAATGATGCTGTTATAGAAGGCGGCGCACCTCTTCGCGAATCTGCTCAGAGTAGGCATAGATACCATTAAGCGTATCGATAGGCATGCGCTCGCAGTTCTTGTTCTCATCGAAGATTCCCAGGTATTTCTGCTTAGTGTTGAAATAAAGACGAACAATTGGCTTACGGTTGTTATCGTCGAGGAATATTGCGCAGTATTTCTTTGCATCTCTCATCGTTACACGTTCCGGATCTACATCGCTGCAGGCAATGGCTTTGACAATGCGGTATCCGGCGATTTCCTCCTCGGTGGTGATGATTCCATCATCTTCTTTGTTTTCGGCTTCATCTTCGGTAATTTCATTCTCGCCAGATTCGTCGGGTTCCATTGTTCCGACCTTAATGTCATCGGCGCCAAGGGCGGTTTTGAGCCGATCGTTAACCTGGTCGGAGAGGAATTGTTTAAGCGCTTTGCCGACTAACGGTCTGAATTTATCCATGACGGAAGCGTAGAAGGAACCATCGTACACATGGCCGGCGAGCAGCTTTACAAACTCATCGGACGGGCTTTTGAACTCCTCTCCGATGGCTCTTTTGAGTGCCCCGACGTATTTGAGCTCTTCGGCACTGCTGGCGATGGAATCAAGGTCGAACGCCGGCTTGGTCAGCTTCTGCAACGCCGGGATTATCGTCGGGTCGATATCCAATAGATCCAGCACCAGGAACGGCTTCGAGTCCATGCGGTTCGGCTCATCGATGTCCATGTAGAAATTCCATACCTGGCCGTTGGTCAGAACGCCGATGCGCGCGTTCGTCACCGCGAAATACCGGTACAGCTGGCTTGCGTTCTCCAAGCTGAGCGGTACGCCGATCTTCTTGCATTCGATAAGAATCTGCACTTGACCGTCATGCACGAGCGCGTAATCAACCTTTTCGCCTTTTTTGACCCCAACGTCGGCGGTGAATTCCGGCACGACTTCGGTTGGGTTGAACACGTCATAACCGAGTACTTGACCGATGAACGGCATGATGAACGCGTTCTTTGTGGCTTCCTCTGTTTCGATACCCTCTTTGAGGTCGCGTACCTTTGCTGCGACCTGGTTAAGGCTCTCTTCAAATTCCATTGCTCTCCCTTCCTATCTGGTTTTAATGGAATCTTCGATTTTGATGCGGTCGGCCCACCTGTCGATGTCGATATCTTCGTGAGATGTCTCAAAATCGCTTACAACTTCTGGGTCTTTGCTGAGTTCATCCGCATCGGCGATGATCTGCGCCAGAGGTGTTCGCAACGCCGTCGAAATGCGTTGCAATTGCTCATAATCGGCAACGGTGTTCAGTTCGAGGATCCTCCGTAACGTCCCGTAGGGGACGCCTGATTTCTCAGCGAGCGACTTTACTTTCAGTTCTCTTGTCGCCATTGCCCGTTTGATCGCTATCGACAGCGCCTTTGATTCGATAGTCGGGATTTTCTTTCCTGTTGCCATGTGTTTAGATTACGTCATTTTCCCCGTTTTTTGTCTCATATGAGACACGCCGAGTTTTGCATAAGGCAAATATTTCTTTATTATGTCTCATATGACACAAATAAGTCTTAAATAAAACTTTGGAGGTTCAGTTTGAAGCAAATTGAAAATGTGACATCTCGACAAATTGGTGATGTCCTCAAGAGCGCCATAAAACACGCTGGGCTCACGCAGGATGAGGTCGGAATAAAGGCAGGCATTCCACGCAACAGTCTCAACCGCAAACTCAATGGCGGGACGTTCAACTTCGACGAGCTTGCCCGCATCAGCCAAGTCACCGGACGCAAGCTCTCCGACATCATCAAAGACGCTGAAGCGCTCGCCGACGCATGAATCGAAAGGAAGGTGTTCTCACATGGAAACGATAGCGACCTGGTTCTCCATCGCCTGCGCGGTGGTGAGCATCATCACGATCTTCATCAATCTGTGGCTCAACAGCTAACGACGTAACAGAAACGCGTCATGGGAATGCATGACCACCAATGAAAACGATTCTAAGGAGAATCCGAAATGAGCATCAACATTCCGGCCGAGACGCCGGATGAATCCACGAACCCGATCTCCGTTGAGGAGTTCGAACGCCTGCACCCGGCGATGCTGGGCGCGATAAGAAAAGCCGTCCGCGAGGAACCAGCTCGAACGGTTATCGGAACAGTGGGCGACGACAGGAGGAGCCACCTGTCCAGCCTTGACCTGCGAGGAATCGGCATCGAGGTCGGACGGCAGTTGTCGGCCCGCGACATGACGACTGAAGTCATGGGCTCGATTCTCGAGCACATCAATCAGGCCGCGGACCGACTAAGCACGGAGATACAGGAACTCCGTTCAGAACTTATCCGAGAGCACGTCGAGACAGTAGGCGGCGGATGCCATGGAAGCATCCATCGAATCGAATCCCTTGGCGAGGAGGGAAAGCCCTTGGCACAGGGCTCTCATCCTCTCGTCGGGATCGGACGTTTCAGCGGCCTTCCCGAACACGGCGCTCGCCTTCGCGAAATCGGATCCATTGCTCATATTCTCACCTCCCTTCTTTGCGTGGGTCTGCTCATTCTCCCACTCGGCAGGAAGGGCCTCAAACGAAACACGTCGGAAAAAGCAATCGGCGCTTACCAACGCATGAAAGGAGCGGGTGCGTGATGGATGACAAAGAGGTGTTCGCCGCATTGGCGGCGGCGTTGAAGCCGATGAACACGACGAAGGACATCGCGGACAATTGCGGCATCAAGGAAGGCACCCTGGCGTACTGGCGTAGCGCGGGCATCGGCCCGAAGTTCGTGAAGGTGGGACGGATCGTCATGTATCCGAAGGAGCAGATGCTCGCCTATTTCGCGCAACACCTGTACCAGTGCACGGCCGAATACGAGGAAGAGGTGGGCGCGTGATGACCGACAACGACTGGCGTACCGATACCCCGTGGCCTGATCCATGGGAAGAAAAGGAGGACAAATGACCGACATCCGCAAAACCTGCGTCGAAGCGATATTCAGGGAATTTGAGGACCATGGCGACGCCATCAGTCCGGCCTGCGGCGACTTATGGGACGAAATCGAAGCAAGGCGTTCGCTCGGTCACATCGTCGGATACGTCGACCTCGACGTGGCCGACCTCGTGGACATCGTTATCGACACCATCAACAAGGAGCTGATGTGATGAAGGCCCTTGCCCACGTCATCCTGCACCAGCTGCTGTTCGCGGTGTGGTTGCTGGCCATGTGGGTGCTGTATTGCACGCCGGCGTGCATGCACCCGATCGAACATCTCATCGCCGCGCCGTTCGCGGTGCTCATTCCGACGGCCGTCATCATGTGTCGCCTGTGCTCCGACCACCGCTTCGCGCGCTGGCTGGACGAGCAACGGCAGTGAAGGACTTGGACGGTTCCGCACACATTGCGGCATGGACGTGGTTCGTCATGCGCGGCCATGCCGGAACCGCCCGCGCGTCAAGGAAAAGACGTTAAAACCAGCCGGACGGGTCATCTTCTCTCTTCTCCTCCCGTCCGGCCTCGCCGGGGCCCGCGACAGGATGCGGGCGCCATGGATCGGCGTGTTGAGGTCACGTCGGCGGATGGATGCGCGGTTCGAATCCGCGTCCCGGCACGACATCAATCCAAAGGAGGCAAACGTTGCCAAGCAAAACACCAAGCAGGCCGGAAGGCGAGAAGTGGTTCGAATGGCCGCTCACGCCCGCCAGCGTCGGCATGACGTCCGCCGAGCTGATCGGCGAACTGTACGAGACCATCAGCGCGCTCAACCGCGACCGTGGCTGGAACCTCACCATGGTCGCGCCGGCGCGCTTCGGCGAGATCGTCATCGACCGCGAGGCCGGATGCCTGCGCGCGAAATGCGCGTGGAAGGCCAAGGATCCAAGCCAGCTCGGCCCGGAACCGGCCGGATACGTGAGAGGGGAGTGACATGGCCATCGGGGAGACCGTCATCACCATCGTCGGCAACCTCACCGCGGATCCGGAACTGAGAACCACCAGCCAGGGCGCGCAGGTCGCCAGCTTCACCATCGCAAACACCGCGCGCGTCTATAACAAGCAGACCGGCCAGTACGAGGATGGGGCGGCGCTGTTCATGCGCTGCTCGGCATGGCGTGACATGGCCTCGCATTGCGCGCAGAGCCTCTCGAAAGGCATGCGCGTAATCGCACAAGGCCGTCTGCAACAGCATTCCTACCAGGCACAGGACGGCACCAACAGAACCGTCATGGAACTGCAGGTTGACGAGATCGGCCCGAGTTTGCGTTACGCCACCGCGCAGGTCAGCCGCATCGACCGACGGCCGCAAGGTCCCGTCTACGGCAATCCCGCCGCGCAGACGCCGACCGTCAACACCGGAGCGGGCGGCTGGAGCCAACGGTCGCAACAGCCGGCGCAGACACAGCAACCCGCCCAGCCTCCGGCCGATGATCCGTGGGGCGCGCCGTCGGACGACCAGTCATCATTCGGAGGTTTCGGCAAACCCGACACGGAACCGGATTTCTAAGGAGCAGCAATGAAAGCCAGCGAACAACAGGCGCTCATCCCGCAGGAGGCCACGCCCGACACGCTCATCGACCTCATCGGCAAGACCCAGCAGGTCACCAAGGCCGCGGCCGTCGTGCTCAAGGCATGCCGCACCGTCATGGACACACACACCAAGAAGGAGCACATCGACAAGTGGGGCGGCATCCACGCCATCACCGAAGCCGTGTATGACTGCGCGGACCTCGCGCAGCGCATCCTCGACGCGGGACTGGCCATGGAGGCCATGTGCGCGAAGCCCGCCACGTCACGGCAGATGATCCTCATCGACGATCTGCGCCGCAGCCTCGACATGGACGACGGCGACGTGGAGGCGACCGTCGATCCGGACACCGGCGAGATCGACTGAACCACGGAAGGAGCAAGAGAGATATGTGGTTCATCATCGACGACCAGATGGCCGACGACAGGCGCATCCGCCGCCTGCCGCTCGCCACCGTGGGCCTGTGGGTCAAGCTGTGCGTCATCCACGCCAAAGGCGTTTCGATGCAGGCCAAGGACCCGGCAGCATACCCCGGCCACTTCGACAGGATCGACCTCAAGGACGCCGGCGGCACCATGAAACAGCTGCAGCAGCTCATCGACTCGGGCCTCATGGAAGAGCACGACGGCGGATGGCGTCCGGTCTACGCGGAAGGCATCTGCAGGGAGCCGCGAGTGTTGACCGAAGAGCAACGCGAGGCGCGCCGCAAGGCGGGAAGCAAGGGAGGACGCCGCAAGGCGGCCAACCAGAAAGCCAAGCAAACGTCTGGCGACTTGCCGGAAAACAGCCAAGCAAACGGAGAGCAAAACAGTAGCGAGACAGGTAGCAAACCGTCTAGCAAGTTGCTAGAGGACAGCCAAGCAAAAACATGGCATAAAACCGATACCTATACCGATAATCCCTCTCCGACCCCTCCCGCCGGCAAACCGAAGCAACCCGCCACGCCGGAATCCGGCTTCGACCATTTCGCCAAAGCCTATCCCGGATCCGTCGGCGCGAAAGGCCGCAAGACCGAAGCCGAAGCCAGAGCCCTGTACGCGGCCATCGCCGGAAACCCAGTCGAACTCACCCGCCTCCAAACCGCGCTCCGCCGCTACAAGCACGCCGTCAACGACGGCCAAATCCGCAGCGGCCACATCCCACGGCTCAACACATGGCTCCGCGACCAGTGGAAGACCTGGGCGCCCGAACCAGTCCCGTCAACACCACGCCACAAGCACACCTGGAACTGCGAACACGTCCACCAGCTCATGGATCCACACGAGGACGAATACGACCACACCGGAAGCCTCCGCAACGGCAACCCAAGCGAATGGTGGAAGGCATGCCAGGCATGCGCAGACGAACTCAACAACCAAGAAACCAGCAAGGAGAAGCAATGAGCAACTACCAAAGCGATCAGATCAAGCTCATCAACACCAGCCTCATCGACCCGCACCCGGACAATCCACGCAAAAACATCGGCGACGTGAACGACCTCGCCGCCAGCATCAAAACCAACGGCCTCCTCACGCCCCTCAGCGTCGTACCCAACGGCGAGCGCTACATGGTCATCGCCGGCCACCGCAGGCTCGCCGCATGCAAACAGGCCGGAATTAGAGCCGTCCCATGCTTCGTGCTCCAGCTCGGCCCATTGCAGCAGTTGGAGGCCATGGTCACCGAGAACTGCCAGCGCGAACAGCTCACCGTGTTGGAGGAGGCCGACGCCATCCAGGGCATGCTCGACCTCGGAGCCACCACCGCCAGCGTCGCCTACCGGCTCGGCCGAAGCGCCGACTACGTGTGTGACCGCGCCAAGGCCGCCAGCATCAAGACCGAGGTCAGAGCATCCCGCGACGATTTCGGCCAGCTCACCATCGGCCAGCTCGTGGCCATCGCGCGATACGACGGCCAGCCGGACAGGCAGAAGGAGCTCGCGCAGGCGGCCGGCACCTCGAACTTCGACTACATCCTCCGCAACATCGAACGCGCCGACCGCTACCGGCAATGGATCGAATCGGTCGCCGCGCTCCTCGGGGAGCCCGACAGCGGCATCAACCTCATCCCCGACACCGAAAAGCCCTACAGCGACCCGGAATGGCGCTACATCGGCTGCATGTTCCCGTCCACCGGCACCCCCGAAGAAGCCATCGAGAAGATCCGCGAACAGAACCCGGCCGCCGTATCCATCCACACGGTCTCGCAGCAGGTCTACCTCTGGACCCGCCGTGACAAGACCGCCGACGCCGAAAAGGAAGCCCGACGCGCCGCCGAACAGGCCGAACGCGACGCCCGCAGGCACGCGCTCGAGGAATACGCCGCCGCATCAGCAGACAAGCGCATGGCATGGCTCCACGGCCATCTCCACGGCATCAAACGCGACAAGCTCGTCGAAACCACGGCCCGGCTCGGACTCCTGCAGATCATCGACCCGGACCCGCAGGGCTACACGCAGGCGCTGAGCACATGGAACGACAAATGCGGCGTCGAACAATTCACCACCATCAGCGGCATCGAACCGGAACGGGCGCTCGCCGAACTCCGCTACCACCTCGACGAACCCGACTGGGCGGTCTGGGCGGTGCAAATCCTCGCCGCTCGCATCGAATGGTTCATCGACCCCGAAGACTGGACCAGCACGAGCGACATCAGCCGTCGCATCCCCGGCTACTACCAGATCCTCCAAGACCTCGGCTACACGCCCGCCGACGACGAGACCAGTCACCTCGACCAGCTCATCGCCGCCATCACCGAAGCCGACTCCGACGAAAACGAAGAAGACGAGGAGAACAACCAATGACCAGGGAACAACTCGACAAACTCAGCCGCCTCCTCACCGACACCGCCCAGACCGCCAGCACAATCGAACTGCGAGCGCTCGCCGGTGGCAGGGCGGATGACGGCATCGTGGCGTTGGCGGCCGGGTTGAGGGCCAATTGCACTTCGTGTTTGGTGCTGGTTGACGGCCTGATGCAGGAGGGGGTGCGTTGTGAGTGAGTTTGCTGATTCGAAGCGTGCCGCTTTGGAGCGTCAGGGTTGGCATTGCCTGCGTTGCGGGACGAACATCCATGATCCGTCATGCTGGCCTGGACGCTCCGGCCATCACCGTCAACTGCGGCGTGCGGCGGATCCGGATGTGCGGCACAGTCCCGTCAACATTATCGAGTTGTGCGGTTCGGGCACGACCGGCTGCCATGGGTGGGTCCACCAGCATGTGAAGGAGGCCGAACGCCTCGGGCTGATAGTCCCGCTCGGCATAGATCCTCTCTCCACCCCAGTGCGCGACTGGCAGGGGAGATGGCTCTGGCTCAACCAGGACGGCACGGCCACGCCATTGACCATGCGCGAAACATTGACAATTCAAACGGAAGGAATGACAAATGCACGAGAATAACGGCAAACCGGAGGCGCTGCTGTGGATCGACTTTGAGACCACAGGCGTGGACAGGCGCAAAAGCCTGCCATTGGAGATCGGTATGGAATGTACCGACATGCTGGGCGAACAAAAGTTCGGATCATTGTCCCGCATCATCCGCCCGGACAGACTCGACCTCCTGTCCATGAGCCCCGTCGCCTTCTCCATGCACACCGACAACGGCCTGCTGTTCGAACTCATGGGAGGCTCCGTGCGCAATGACAGCATGGTCGTCGTGGCCAACGCCGTGGAGGAATTCCTTGACTCGCTCTCCCAGCGCTTCTCCCTCGTCCCCGCGGGGACCAACGTGGACTTCGACCTTGACTTCCTCCGCCGACTCAACCTCAACCCTGACGCGTGGCTCACCTACCGCAAATACGACATGGCCACCATCCGCCGACTCGTCACCGTGCTCGGCGCCCCGGATCCATACCAGGGCGACAGCGGCCCGCACCTGGTGAAATCCTGCATCGCACGCGACATCAAAGACTACAAGGCCATGCTCGAGACACTCGCCGTCAAGACGGGAGACCACAAGTGAGAAAGACCATCAGCCACCTCGCCGACCGGCTCGGAGACGCCATGGCCACGCTGTTCACCCTCCTCGCGCTGCTGCTCATCCCGCACGCCGTCATCAGGGCGATCATCGGACAGGCGCTCCACCAGTGGACACCAATCACGTGGCTCGCCATCCACACCGCACTGACCATCGCGGCGCTCGCCACCAGCCTCGCCAGCTACGCGATCGCCGCACTGCTCGCACCGCCAAGACCGGAGACCTACCAATGACCGAAGACCAGCAAGACCAGCTCGTCATCAGCCTCGACACGCAATACGCCGTCGCGCACGCCATCTACAACCGATTCCACGCCAACGGCCACCGCAAACACCTCACGTGGGAAAACCTCGACGACGACGGCCGCGAACCATGGCGCCTGATAGCCAAGGACGCGATCACCGAGATGCTGGCCAGCCCGGAGATCGGAGGAACGGCATGAGCCACACCGCGATAATCCTCCTGGCGCTCGCCTTCCTGATCGGCTGGATGGGTGGCCGGGAATGAGCATCATCGTCCCATTGCACAAGTGGCGGTCGGCCGACCCGGCCATCCTGATCGGCCGCCGCTGCATCGCCCAAACTGACCAGGACGTCATCATCGACGGACGGCTCGAACTCATCCGACATCCGGACGGCATCGCCAGCCTCCGCTTCCAGGGCATCGGAAACGACATCATCGCCCACGATCCGAACACATGTTCCAACAGCATGAGCGACGGCATACGAAGCCTCGCCATCTACGGAAAGGAATGAAATGCACACCGTCAGAATCGCCACCAACCCACGCAAATGGCGCAGACCTGCGCCCTGCCCGGCATGCCGCAAGTCCCGGCCGCTCATCCTGACCCTCGGCGCCATCTACAAACTCCGCACACGCAAACCGGTCAACACTATCTACGGCTGCATCTGCCCCAACTGTCGGCACAAATGCATCCTCCACGTCGACGGCAGAAGCCTCAAAAAAGCCATCCGCCTCTGGAACCACCACGCCAGCCATCAAAGGAACGAACAATGAGAAACACCATCTGCGCCACACTTACCGCCATCACCCTCACCCTCTGCACCGCGCTCGCAGGATGCGGAAGCGCGTCGGAGCCTTCCACGCCAGCGCATGCGGTCAGGTCCGTCGACTCGCAGTGCTCCGCCGGGGCCGACGTATTCACGGAATGCGTCATCACCCTGACCGACACGAGGAAAGTGGACTGCGTCGTCTACTCGGGCTACAGGAGGGGCGGCCTGTCCTGCGACTGGAGACATGTGAGCGGAGCCGACAAGGAGCCGGCAAGATGAGCTACCAGGAAATCCATGAGCTGTTCGTCATCTGCGACGAGTGCCACACACGCCTTTCCGTCGACGACGCGACCTACGAGGGCGCCGACAACGAGGCCGCCGACCACGGCTGGCAATGCGACGAGCTCCAAGGCAGGCACTACTGCCCGCTCCACTGGCACGTCGAATGCCATGACTGCGACATCACCGACAGTGGAGCGCCGGACGAACTGGAAGCCGCGGGATGGCACATCGACCGAGATTATCCATGCGACAGCCTCTGTCCGAACCACCGCCATCTCGCATGCCGCGAATGCCGCAAGTGGGATGTCGGACCGCTGCACCGGCTCGAATACGAGGGATGGCAGGTAAATGCAGACGATTTCAAGAAGAGCCTCTGCCCGGAATGCGTAAAAAACAAGAAGGAAACGAAATGAAAGTGAAGAAAGTCCTCATAGACATGATCGTCAAATGGCATCAGGCCGGATACAGCCTCGATGAGATCGCACCACTGGTGCCGCAAGTCTCCAAAGAGGAAATCAAAGCGATCATCCAACAACACCACGAGTAACAAGAAACCCGACCTTCCGGCCGGGCTCCTGGCATCACCACAAACCAGACTACACCGCCGGAGGGAATCGAACAAATGAACGAACCAACCAACGAATCCCAACCAACACCAAACCAGACACAACCAGCACAAACCAACCAAAACAAGCCAGCGCTCGCCGGCGTGTGCCTCGTCTGCGGCGGAGGATGCGCTGTCGGCGACACCATGTGCGCGAGATGCGATGGGCTGATGCGCGGCTGGCTGCGGGAATATCCATCATGGTTGGATTCGCTGCATGAGTTCCTGGACTCGACCGCGCACTACGGAGGCCGCCAGCCTGGACACGTCAACCTTCCAGCCGCGCCGACGCCAATCCGATTGCCGGTGCTCGACCACATGCAGGAGATCGGGGACATGGCGGTCGCATTGTGGCGCAGACTGTACGCGCCATCGGCGATGCCATGGGCGAACGGCCGGATCCACCCGTCCCTGCTGGAATGTTTGAGCGTCTGCGCCGCATGTCCACGGTTGAACCGGCTTCCGGACATCGACATCATCTGGCACGACTGGGAATCCTTGGCGCGCAAGACCTTGTCCATCATCGACGTGCCGCCTTCCAAGCACGGCATCGGAAGATGCCCGAACCCATTGTGCGGTGTCGAACTGTCGGCGCCCATCGACGCGGTCGAGGTCACCTGCCCCGTATGCGGCGGCACTTACCGCGTGGTGGACGTGCGGCTCGGCTTCCTGAAGGAGTGCATCGCATCCGGCAAAGCGTTCACGGCAGAGGAATGCGCCGGACTCCTGCGCGAATGCGGGTTCCAATGCAGCGTGAACACGATCTACTCGTGGCGCAGTCGCGGCAGGATCCAACCGGCCGGCAGGAACGGGAAGGGACAGCCGCTCTACCGTCTCGCCGACGTGCACGGGCAGCTTTCCCGACGCGACTCGATTTGACGTTTCTCGAAGTGCAAGGCATAATTGTCAGTGGATTAGAGGGTTCAAACCGAGGTGACTTGGTTTGAACCCTTTTCATATCCACCTTGGATCCCTAATCACTTGGGTTACGTAACCGTCCTGTCCGAACGGCATATCGGACACGCCTCAGCCTGTGGGCGCGACCTGAAATCGCGTGCGTACCGGGCTCCAATCGTGCAGGCTGTTAACGTCGGTCTGCACGTCCGCCTTCGTAGGAATCAGTGGTAGATCGTACCGGCCGCGAGTCTTTACTGGATTCTCTTCCCTGCGGCCGCGTGTAGACGCGGGTTCGAATCCCGCCGAAGGCACTTAAGCGTAGAATCAATGGCATGGCTTCAAGAACCTGCTGGAACTGTCATCAAGTTGCGCACATGACCAGAATGGGCGACTCATATCAAACCGATAAGGATTCGATTTGGGCCGCTTTCTTCAAATGTGATTATTGCGGGTATCCGAATATCGCATTAATGACTGCGTATGTAGACGATGGCTTTGATCGTTTCGATGCGAATTCGGTATTTTCTAAGAACGACGGGAGCCAACCGTTCGTTTGGCTCCCAGATGAGCCTTTAGGAAAGGAGTTCGAAGACGTGCCGCAACATATCGCAGATGCTGCTAACGAGGCATATGCCTGCTTTAGTATTCGTTCCTATCGAGCTGCGATCCTTATGGCCCGCAGCGTACTTGAAGCGACGGCCAAAGACAAGAAAGTGACGAAAGGCAATCTCGCTTCGAAAATTGATGAGCTGGCAGCCAATGGCGTGATTAGCGAGCAGATTAAAGATGAGGCGCATGAGATACGTTATCTCGGCAATGACATGGCTCACGGTGATTTCACTGAACCTGTCAGTGAAGAGGATGCTGATGATATGCTCGGATTCCTTGCAACGTTTTTGAATTATGTCTATCAGATGCCTGCCGCTATAAGACGGCGGCAGGAGGCGCGCAAGAACAGGCGTGCAAATCCGAATGTTTAAGGACTCCGGGGTATGAAACAATCCCCAGTAGTGGCGTTAAGTAATCCGGGAGGGTAGTAACCGGTATTCGCAGATGATGGGGAGCCCCTACAAGACACGGGAGTGTCCATATACGGGAGCCCCTATACCGGCATTCCAGCAAGCCAACGGCGAAGATAGTCGTCGGCAAATCCACGGCACCCCGGGGCTCATACATGCGGGGAGGCCACATGAGCAAGCGGCGCAACGAGCGTGTCAGCAACGGCTGGCGGCGCAGACAGCTCAGGGCAAGAGTCCTGGCCGCATACGACGTGTGCGCCATCTGCGCCCAGCCGGTCGACAAGACATTGAAGACACCACATCCGATGAGCGCCGAAGTCGACGAGCTCATACCAGTCTCACGCGGCGGTGATCCATACAGCTTCGCGAACTGCAGGCTCACGCACCGCAGATGCAACAGGATGAAGAGCGACAAGACAGACGAACACGCACGAGCGCTGCTGGCCGGCAAGCAGACCATCAAACCAAGCTCGATGCCGTTCAAAACGTTCGGCATCTGACCCGATACCAGGGCAGGGTACCCGGTCATACCCCCTTGGGGTAGCCTCGGGTGCAGTGCCGATATTTCTCTTGAAATTTAAGCGTAACGAATTGTGTTACGCATACGTTGAATGAAAGGCGGAATATGGCCTTTTTCAAAGCGTCAGCATCTGACATAGAACGATTTAATAAATACTTCAGAAGCACTGACCCTAGTAAATGTTGGGAATGGAACGGTGCTCATCACCCAAAGGGATATGGCACATTCCGTCTGGCAAAGACGTCCGTTCCGGCACATCGCTTCGCATATGCATTGACTCATAACATGTTTATCCCAGATGGGATGGTGATTGATCATATCTGTCACAACCGTTCATGCGTTAATCCAGACCATTTGAGAACAGTAACGGTTCAGGAGAATTCCGAATATCGTGTTTCCTGTAATAAGAACAGCAAATCCGGAATCCGTGGTGTCTACTGGCGTAACGATCGAAAAGCATGGCAAGTTGAGGTTATCAAGAATAGGAAGGCATACAAGAGAGGTCCATTCAAGACGCTTGCACGGGCGGAAGCTGCTGCAACAAGATTGCGCGAAGAACTCGGGTTCCTCACTGGTTTTGGAATGAAGGAAACGCAATGATTTGCGAAGTATGCGGTAAGCAATTTAGGCCAAGTGGTAAGGGCAGCCAACAGAAATATTGCTCCGCGAAATGCAGGCAGAAAGACTATCGGCGTCGGAAAAAGAATCGGCCCGCACAGGACCGGAACGGTAAGCCGCCCGTCAAAGCCGTGGAAACGAAACAGAAGCCGGAAAGGGATCTCGACCAGCGGAGCTTCGAGAGGATGATGGACGGCAGCATGCTGGACATGCTGCGCGCCAACCGTGACCGACTGCAGAAGGCCATGGATGACACGTCCACACCGGCAAACGCACTGCCTGCGATCAGCCGCCAGCTCATCGACGTATGCGAACGCATCGAATCACTCCAGGGTGGAGGTCTGACCGACCTGTTGGACGATGAGGAAGACGAGGTGACGGACGATGTCGGAGCGTCGATTGTCTGAAATCGCCAAGGTCCTCCGCCAGCCGGAAGGCATCGTTGGCAGCGAGTTCACGCGAATCAACAAAGCCGCGCGCAAGGCCGGCATCCGTTTCGACTTGTGGCAGCAGGGCTTCTTGTGGCTTCTGTTCGCCAAGAACGCGGAAGGCAAGTATGCGTGTGGCGCGGACGGCGCCGTGCTGTCCAGCTGCAGGCAGATCGGCAAGACCTTCACCGTCGGCACCGCGTTGTTCCTCAAGGCGATACTCACACCGAACCTGAAAGCCATCTGGACCGCCCACCATACGCGCACCAGCGACGAGACATTCGCGGACATGTGCGAGATGGAGCACAATCCAGTGCTCGGCCGGTACGTGGAACGCATTCGCAGAGCAAACGGCCAACAGGAGATCACGTTCACGTCCGGCAGCCGCATCATGTTCGGCGCCCGCGAAAACGGTTTCGGCCGAGGATTGCACAGCGTGGACGTGGCCGTGTTCGACGAAGCGCAGATCCTCACAGTGCGCGCGATGGACAACATGATTCCGGTTTTGAACACGAGTCCTAACCCCCTGGTCGTGTATATGGGCAATCCACCCAAGCCGGGAGACCAGTGCGAGGCGTTCACGGAGAAACGCATGCATGCGCTGAACCATGACGGAAACCTCCTCTACGTGGAGCTCGCCGCCGACAAGGACGCGGATCCGGACGACCGCGAACAGTGGGCTAAAGCGAATCCCAGCTATCCGAAACGTACAAGCGAACAGGCAATCATGCGCATGCGCAACAACCTGTCGGACGATTCATTCCGTCGTGAGGCGCTTGGCATATGGGACGAGACCGCCACCGCATACGCCATCAGTCCCGACCTGTGGCAGGCCGCGGCCATCGACGACGTGCCGGATGGAGGAACCGTGAGCTTCGGCATCGACATGCCTCCGGACAGGAGCGTGCTGACCATCGGAGCGGCGCTACGGTACGCGGACGGTTCGGCCATCGTCCAGATGGCGAACATCAAGGACGCGCGGCAGGCGGGAACCATGTGGGCCGTGGACTGGCTCGCCGAACATTGGCCGAAGACCGCCAGCGTGGTCATCGACGCGCAGTCGCCCGCCATGAGCCTGCTGCCGGAACTGAAGAAAGCACATGTGAAGGTCACGGTCACGAACATGCAGGAGATGGGCCGAGCATGCGGCCGGTTCCTCGACATGCTCAAAGCCGGAACGCTCAAGCACCCGCGGGACGAATACCAGCCGCAGCTGGCCGCGGCCGTCAAGGGCGCGACCACGCGCCCATTGGGACAGTCCGGCGCGATCGCCTGGAACAAACTCGGCAGTGACATCGACATAACCCCGCTCGTATCCACCACACTCGCCCTGTACGGGGCGTGCACGACGAAGCGACATCCGGGAAGACGACAGATTATCGGAGGAATCTAAATGAGCGACATCCAGACAACGGCAGCGCCGGACGGGTGGAAACCTACGGGAGGAGCCGGAACAGTGCCGAAACTCGTCGTGCCGACGCACATCGACGGACTCTCCGGTGAGGAGAACGCGTTGCTGCGTGAACTCGCCGAGGTGTGGACGCGCCATGCGAGCCGCAACCGAACACTCACCGCTTACTACGAGGCCAAGGAGCCACTGGTTGATTTTGGACTGACTGTGCCGAAGTCCATCAAGGATCATTACACGCCGCTTGGGTGGGCGCGCAAGGCTGTGGATATGCTCGCCGAGCTTTGCGTGTTCGAGGGATTCGTCTCGCCGGGCGTGGACGACCCGTTCGAACTGCAGGACTTCATGAGCCGCATCGGATTCACTAGCGTTCTGCAGCAGGCCATCCAGACTGCGCTCATTCACGGCTGTTCGTTCCTCAGCGTCGTCCGGGACTTCGAAGGAAGACCGCTCATCCGCACGCATACCGCGGAAAGCTCGGCCGCCGTCTGGGATTACCCCGACCGGCGGGTCAGGGCGTGCATGGCCATCACCGACGTCGACGACAACAATGAGGCCACCGGACTCGTGCTCTACATGCCCGACCGCAACATCAGCGTGCAGCGCCGTCTCGGCTACTGGTGGCGCGTGGACGATGAGCAACCCACCATCGACAACGAGTGCAGTGTGTTCCGCCTCGCCTACAAGGCTACCGAGGTCAAACCGTTCGGACGCTCCCGCATCAGCCGGGACGCTATGGCCATCATCGACGGCGCGAACCGCACCATCGTGCGCGCCGAAGCGAATGCCGAATTCTACGCGTTCCCAAAAATCCTGCTGACAGGCACTTCCGAAGAACTCGCCTCATTGGGCACGGACGACGCGTTAAAGCTTTATATGGGTCGCTACAACATGATCAGCAAGGACATCGACGGGCAGTCCCCGACCGTGACACAACTGGCCGCGTCCAGCATGGACCCGCACTTGACGATGCTGAAAAGCTGGGCCGCCATGTTCGCCAGCGCGATGAACATTCCCGCCAGCTCGCTAGGCATCGTGTCCGACGCGAACCCGACGTCCGCCGACGCGACCGAGGCGCAGCGCGAGGACCTGATCATCGAGGCGCGCCATTGCGACCGGGATTTCGGTGAATCGATCCTGCAGGCAGCCCGTCTTGTGGCACGGATGCAGGATCCATCGGTGTCAGACGATGATCTGATGAAACTGCAGGTCGACTGGAAGAACCCCAACACTCCGTCAAGCTCCATGAGCGCCGACGCGTTCAGCAAGCTCGCCGGCAGCATCGACTCGTTCGCCAACAGCGAGGTCGGCATGACCCGCGCCGGATTGAGCAGAAGCGAGATCGTCCGCTTGAAGGCCGACCAGCGCAAGGCTCAAGCCGGACAGGTCCTCGACCAGATTCGCGGCATGCGCCAGCAGACGGAGCAGACGCAGGACGACGGGGAACGCCAGACCGACGCTTCCACGCAATCAACTGTTGCGGGGGGGGGCTGAAGGACAGCTTCGACGCACTGGGAGTAGCGATCAGAGCCGGGGTGACACCGGAATCCGCGGCATCGATGCTTGGACTGAAAGGCATTGAATTCACCGGCATGACGCCGGTCAGCCTCAAACTACCGGAAGGCGGCGGAAATGAGCCTGAACAGTCTGAACCTGCCTCCGGAACAACACAGAAGGCTTGAACTCGACCTCAACGACCTGTACGAGGATTACACGGACACCATGAGCCGCCTGCAGAAGGAGGCAGGCAACAGTGTCTCGGGCCTCGTCTGGGACGGTGAAAGCCAGGAACTCATCAAAGCGGAGATCAACCGGTACGCCGACGCCGCCAGCAGGCTCGCATCCGACTACTACGGCCACGTACGCGACCTGTGGGCGCAGTACGGCGGAATCGATATGCCGGAATACGAGCCGCCTTCCATCACCGCCGACCGCGCGGTCTGGCAGATGGAAGGCGGTTTCAACAACACTGACTTCATGGGATTGCACTACAAGGATGTCATTCCAGATGAAAACGGAGCCGTTCACAACAACGCCGGAAGAACCATCGACGACCTGTGGCCCACGTTCGCTGACGAGGAGCAGGCGCTGGAATACGTGCAGAATCTGATTCAGACCGTCGGCCGGATGACCATGCAGAGGGCCGTGGCCAACGACCCAACCAAGCCTCGCTGGGCTCGCGTCCCACGAGGGGCTAAGACATGCGCGTTCTGCCTTATGCTCGCCTCGCGTGGCTTCGCCTACCTGAGCGAGGACACCGCCGGACGGCAGATGCAATACCATACGGACTGCGACTGCGACATCGTGCCAAGCTGGGGCAGCAGCAAACTCAAAGGATACGATCCGGACAAGTATCGT